TATCCTTGGTTTGGATAAGCCGTAAATAGTCTCCGACATGGTTAGTCCCGTCATTTTCCTCGCCCTGTTTTCCTAGTGTTCGTGTTTCGACTGTGAGATGCAACTGCTGCAATACGTTTAAGTATTTTGCCGTCAAAGGTGTGGCCTCTTTAAGATCTCCCATGTCATACGCGGTGTCTAATGCTAAAGCAATCCGCCGAGCGAGAGTTATGGCCGCCACATCAGTTGGGGCAATCCAATTCGCTACTGACAAAGCCGAATTGAGTGATAGGTAGAGGCCTATCGGTTTATCCTCTGGCGGTTCTGTTTTGTTTTGGGTCATGACCTAGGCCTTTCGGTTGTTGGTGGATCAAATCGGCGCAATCGGGGAGAGATTCCTGAAAGGGAGTCTGTGGGTGGCACGACCCTAGAAAAAACCGCCCTATGGCTTTCTATGGGCTTCCTAGCAGTGCTGTTGAATGCGTTGGTCTTGGCTTGATGGCAGGGCTTGCATAGTGGTTGCACGTTGTCTATGGTGTTAGTCCCACCAGCTGCTAACTCGATGATGTGATCAACATCAGTTGCCCGGTCACCACAAATCAGGCATGACCTACCCCATACCCTGAAACACGCAGCCCGTAGGTTGCGCCATTGTGTTGTTGTGCCTTGGCTATGCGCTCGACTCATGACCTGCCACTATGTTGTAAGCATCCATCAACCCTCGTTCGTACTTGTAGTTCGCTGGATGTATGTCAAGTATGTAATCCGTCAGCTTGTCTAAGCGTTCTTTATATGTTGCTTCAATGATGCTTGCTAATTCCTTTGCATTCTTGATCTGTTCTTGTAGTTGCGTGTGATCTTTCCTTAGATACTCAACCATTGCTACATACTCCAAGAGTTCATCGTGCTTTACCTGCACCCATCTCGTCATGATTTAGATCGTAACCTATACTTGCCACCCGAGCCGATAGGTGAGCAGGGAATGGCATTGGATCAAGCCACTCGCCACCGTCACCGCGTAGGTTTGGTTGGTCATGGGTGCTTTCGCACAATCGCGCCGTGTGCCTTAGTGCTTAGTGTTTTGATGCCAGGCGATTCGTGTTGACATCAGCTGCTAAGGCTCGCATTTCTGCTATTTCATGGGCTTATCAATCCATGCCGAGATACGCCATCTGACGGCGGTTCACCCGAGGATTGGTCGGGCATTAGTTATACTCTTAACTAGAGTGTTAAGGCTCACGATGTTAGCATCGTTATGAACGGCACGCGGTTCTTTCTTGGGATCCGCGTGTCGTTTGTTTTATATTTCCTCGATGTAAGCCTTAAATACTTTGTTTTTGCACTTTTCATAATGCTTGGCCATAAAGTGATCCAAATACCCTTGCGCTGTTTCTTTGGCACATGATGGATCATCCTCTAATGCCCGCGTGAAACCGTAACTACATTTACACAAGAACATGACTAGCCAACGATCACCGCGCCCAATCAAATTAGATCACTTGGCCCTAGCTTCTCGTAAAACTTTTCCCAAGCACCACAGCAATGTGTCACCCACATACGTTCATTCGTATCAGGATCGACACCAAAGTCCACTGGTTCAAGTATCTTGGCGCATTGTGGACATGACTGTGGCAAATTTTGAGCTGCTAAGTAATGACCTCGTATCTTGCCCTCAATACTTGCCCAAACTGCATCACTTGAAATTGGTTCTTTCATAATGTTTTCCAATACCCTTTCGATCTCATCCACGATTTTGCCATTTCTCACAAAAGCCACATGGCTTGCCAATGTATACCCATCCACCGCAACCGCAGCGCATGACCTCTGATTCACTCACTAGCCAACTCCATCTGTGCCGGTATTATCAATGATCGCCACACCCGTGTTGGGCTTGCGTGCTTGCGTTTATTGTGGCTTGGCTCAAATACATCAGTTATCTCGATTAAGCCCTTGGTCTGTGCGTGTCGCATGACACCGCCCATCGCTCGGTTTTCTTTGGTTCGATAGCCCTGTGCCTCGACCAGTTCCAACACATCATCAGCTGTAAAAGTGTCCCGAGTCTTTGCAAGGTGGTTGATTGCTCGCATAGATGCCGCCCACCAAGTGCCATCAGCGTGTTCGCTTACCTGGGTAATGGCATCGATCTTGGCAGACATCCCATCATGCTTGCAAAGGGCGCAATACCTAGCCCCTCTTGGTTCGCCATGATCGCACATTAGGAACGATCCCATTTCGCTTCACATCGTTCACCCTCGCCACCTACTGGGCAGACATAGCCAGCGTAAGGTGTGCCATCTTTCTTTAGTCCAGTCTTACGGCGCATTGGCCCATGCTTACATTCCGGCACGCTTAAATCTGGTTCATCGACTAATGCCCAAGGGTCAACCTCTTTTGGCTTGGCTGGTCCAGGTGCTTGGCGATCCTTTGCAGCTTGTACTTCCTGCTTGGATGCAATGCCCTTAGATAGTCCAAGTCCCAAAGCCGCTAGGCAACGCCCCCAGGCTGATGTTTCCAGATTCTGCAATTCACTTCCCCGAGTGTAGGGAGTCTTGCCCTCGATCAGTTCGGCAGCTGTGCCGATGCCAGGGCGTTCGTCATTGGGTGTGCGGTAAGCGTAAGCGATGCCCCACATCATCAACGGTGATCCCTCTAAGATTCCCTTGAACTCAAATTGCAACGACCCATCAGGGTATTTGCCATAAAACTCTTTAATGCGCTCTTGGACTGTTGTGTAAGCCTCTAAATCAAAACCTGCCATTAGATTGCCCATCCATCTTTTGCCATTTGTTGCTCAATGTTTTCTGCGCTATGCGCCCATCGCCAGTATCTGATCGATGCCTCTTTGCGCTTTTGTTCTTGATGACTATTTTCTATTGCTACACCGACAAGAATGCCGACTATAAAAAATAATCCAAAGCCTAAAAGTGTTAGTAGTCCCATGCCCTGTTTTCCTGTTCTATTTGTCGAGTTCGCTGGCTTTGTATCTCTTAACGCCACCGATGCGCTTTGGCTTTAATGCCCCTGACTTTTCCCACCTGATAAGTGTGCGTTCGCTCACCCGTAGTTTGTCAGCTGCTTCTTTGGCTGTTAGATACTTTTCCATTTGCCCTCTTTCCTTAGTGACATAGTATGACAATAACTGACACGGTGTCTAGGTTATTCATCCGGCGTGTCGTCATCGCGCAATGGCAGTGATACTAAATAAACCACTACCCCCACGACAATCAGTAACCCTGTGACTTTTTTTGCTGATCCATCTAGGGTGAAATACGCAATGAGCAAGCCCACATAGGTGTAAGTGTCAGCGGTAATCGCTGAAACGTACTTTTTGAGCCATTTCATTATTTTATTCTCCTTATACTTGTTGCGATTTGACCGACTAGGACTGCACCAATGACAACGCTTTGAGATTCTTCACGCTGATCTGGGGTCATGTCCGAGCCAATATTCATGATTGCCTCAACCGATGCGGCCAATGCTTCAAAGCCCGGGATAGCCAGCAGCTGTGTCGGTACTTCTAAAGTCACTGCTTCTGGATTTAGGCTTGGGATCGGGCTTGGCACAGGGCTTGGCTTGATCGGAGTTGGTGATGGTTCGGCGGTTGGTTCGGGTGTTGCTATCTCTGGCGTTGGCTGTTGTGTTGGTTCTGGTTCTGGTGTCGGTATTGGTGTGGGTTCTATCGGCAACACTGTTGGCTCTACTAACACAGGGATGGGTGAGATAGATGTTGGAATTGGTTCGGGCTGTGGCTCTTGTGTGGGCATTGGTGTGGGTTCTAATGTTGGCAAATCAATTGGGCTGGGTGTAAGCGATGGCAAAGGCGTTGGCTCGATGGTTATGGTTTGGCTTGGTGATGGTGTTGGTGTTGGCACAATCCCTGCGTAGTACCGCAAAGGGCTATCAGCGGGCAATAAGTCACCGATGTAAATTGTGTAAGGGCCAGCGAAACCACCCTCACAATAGTGCCGGGCGATGTCTCCTTTATCGGCAAAATACTGGTTTGAGTTATCCCAACCAACCGAGCGAACTACCTGCTCGCCAGCTAAGTTTGCACAAGTAATTTCAGTGAACACGGTTTCGGCGTATGCGTTGGGCGTATGCACTAACATCGTGACCCCTACGATGAAAGCGACCAAAGCCACTCTCAAAGGTTTATTCATCAGACCAGTTTGGCCTTAATCTGCCTGCCGTCTAGAACGATGGGCGCAGCTGAATCGTGCCAAATCCAAAATCCCACCGGCATTGACGGATCGCAATCGATAGTGTGTGACCAGTGCAAGTGGTACACCTTGCCATCCCAGCCGCCGATGTTTTTATCATCGTGACCAGTTTCATCTAGTTTGTCTGTGCCAGGGTAACGACCAAAGCGGCCACGCAATACCGAGCCACCCTTGCTAAACTCAACTCGCAGGATTGTGATCCATTCCCATTGGCCAGCCTTTGGCACTTTGTAGGCAATGCCCTTTGGATACTCGACCCATGTCCATGCCTTTGGTGGGATTGACTGCTTGGACTTGCCCGAGTCAACTTTCCAAAGTGTCATTTTTCTAGGCTCTTATCGGCGTTGGTAAAAATGTCATTGATTTCGGCATCATCAAGTGAGCCATCTTTTAGGAATGCCCGAGCAAGTCCCTCGATTACTACGGCCACGCCACCAATGCCAGCGATGATGATCGCCTTGGCTGGCTCTACACCTGCGACGGCTGATGCGCCTACGACTGAAAGGCTACTAGCTGCAAAGACTGCGACCATTCTTAATAAAATGTTTTTGGTTTTGTTCATGATGCCAAGATCTCCTTTGGATCTAGGTCCTTACCAGCGGACCAACGGATATTGTCGCGCATTTCAAAATGCAAGTGTGGGCCTGATGAGTTTCCAGTGTTGCCGGACTCACCAATGATTTGACCTTTTGTAACCATTGATCCTGGCTTGACGCGTACTGCATTTAGGTGTGCATAGATTACCCAGCCACCCTCGACCTTTTGCACAACCTGGTTGCCATAGGACTTACCCCAATTGGCGTTCTCGATCTTGCCGTCAGCTACTGCCAATACAGGTGTGCCAACTGGCACAGCAAAGTCAACGCCTGTGTGATAGCCCTTTGACCACATCTTGCCTGGCTTTTTGTAGGCAGTTGTAATTTTGCCATTCTTAATTGGTAAGGCCATGATTGCCCTTTCGTGTCATGGCCCTGTTTTTGTTAAATTAATTTATAACGATGGATTTTCGTTAATTGAATAATCAATTACTGGGTCTTGTCTTAAATCTGTGCCAGTCAAAATTGACTTGCAACCCCCACATTCGGCTTTATTGTCATCGCCAAAAAAATTGTATTCAATGTCTTTATTGCGACAGTCTTTTTTTGTACATTTGAAAGTAATCATTAGTTGACCTCGATTGTCGCTCTCATTGACAGAATATGTCCATTTCCAAAAGTTGCAGGGACACCGCTAGCGACAGCAGTGTAAAAAGAATATGTGCCCGTTGAATTGTAAAGATATGGCGTTATTGTTGTTGAACTTGCAATCATCGTTACGGCGGAAAATGGTACGTTACCGGCTTGAAAAACATTGGCTACGCCAACTGGTTGTACGGTAACCATAGATGTTGTTACCCCACTAGGTAATGTAACAGTTGGAACGCCTGTGATTGTGCTAGTACTTCCCCCCACTAAATCAAACCTAAGAAACATGGTTTTGCCAATTATGCAATATTTAGAAGTTAAAGTTCCATTACCTACCGTTAAATTGGTAAATGTAGGCGTGTAAGAAATCCAAGCTAGTAAGCCAGTGCCTACGCTTGCATCAATAGCATCGCCAAGGGTTTCAATGGCCGTTGCGCCATCCTTAACATAATCAGTGCTGGTTGGAACGGCCCAGCCATTGTTCGGTGTGGTTGTTGCCATGCTATAAGTCCTGCCATTCTGTCGTAGTTGGAGTATACCCCGCCCAAGTAACGGTTGGCGCGATTTGCAGCCAAACTTGGTTCGGGTATGTCTCGGAAATTGCCGAGCAAATCAAAGTCATTGTTGCTGTGTAGCGGTCAAGATTCCACTTAATGCCCTCGACAAAGCCATCAAAAGTTCCACCAAATACTGCTGGCAAATCCTGTGTGTATACAGCTGATCCAACGTGCATCAAGATCAAGGCATCTCGGGTGGCATCGCTAACGGTTGGGCTGTGCAATGGGATTGTAAGTTCCTCTGGGTAGGTGCGAGGAAATGCACGACTTTCCAAGAATGCATTAGCCTGATTTTGGGCATCCGAGCCGTTTTCTAGCTGCGTTGCTCTACTGCCTGATAGTTCGCCAAAGGATTGTTGACTAGTGTAATCAGCGGCATACTTTTCTTGATTGTTCTTGTAGGTCAAGGTCACGTCATTGACGATCTCTGACCACTGGGCGGCTTGTCGCAGTCCTACGGCCAGCAAATCATCATTAGTAAGGGTAAGCGGTGTCAGGCTCGCTCGGCTTGTGTATGAGTCATAGTGAATAGATCCGTCAGGGGCTTCATACAGGAATCCTCGGCCAGACTGGGCGGCATTCTGGGCCAGTGTTAGGGCATTGGCAACGCCATCGCTGTAAGCGGTCAATTCGTATGTGCCGGGCGTATCAATGTCAGCGATCAGATTGTCAACTAAAGTCTGGTTAGCCCCACCCCAGTTGTCCCATGTGGCAAGACTGCTCACAGCTGACCAAGTGAGAGTTGGCACGACCTCATCCCAATTTTCTAAAAATGCGTCCGAAAGAATGTTTAACACTCTTGTGCCGTCAAACTCTTTGGCGAATCCATCGCCACCTGTTGTGTAGCGGTTAAGGATAGCCAGTGGGCCAACAGCTGTAATGCTGTAAACGGCCACTGATCCTTTATCGCCATAGGCATCTAGACTGACATTTAGATCAGAGATCGTGCCTGTGTAAATAGTGCAATAAGCGTTTGTTGAGTCTTTAATCTGAATCTGGATGCTGTCGGATAGGTTGACGTTTAGCGCGGTGTCGGCATCAGTCCAAAGCCTTACATTGGCAATGCCAACTAGGGCTTGCTCGTAAATGTCTCGGCGGCCAAGGCTTATTGAAATGTTGCTGATTGTGTTATCTGCATACTCATTGACCCCAGCAAAGATTACTTTTGGGAATGGCGTGTATACGGTCACAACGTAGCCCCAACAAAGTTGACCGCGCCAGTACGCCTTGCGCTATCTTGCAGCAGCTTCTCGATTGATCGGCGAGCAGACTCACCATCGATGATGCCGTTCATGATTATGGTTACGCCTTGGCCAGTGCCAGAGTCTGGGCGGATTGATCCCGAGCCATTTGGCACAAACAGTTCAGGCCCAAACTCGCCAACTCGGTAAGCCTGACCGCCCATGACCGATCCACCAGCTGCGCGACTCTTTGTTGTTTTTGGTCTAGGTGTAAACCCTGCCTCTGGCACATTAAGATTAAGCGGATTTTGCAAAAATCTTAATGCAGGTAAAGCGGCTTGATAAGCGTTTGAAACGGCATCAATAGCATTGGCGATGCTTTCCAATGAATTGGCCAGCGATTGCATGATAGTTGTTGACTCATCACCATCGTCAGTGAATGTCTTAAATAGTTTTGCAAAAGCATCAGTAACCGCTCTTAATGAGCCACCTAAGCTGCTCGCACCATTGCCCTCAAAATTTCCTGCAAGTTCTCTTGCACGATTACTTAATCCCTCTGGATCCTCGCCACTAAATCCCTTGGCCATTAGGTTGACGTTTTCTAGCAAAAGTTTCATTTGGGGCAGCAATGCCATGCCAATAGATTCTTTCATTTCTCCAAAACGCTCGGTAACAATAGCCAATTGGCCAGCATAGGTTTCGGTGTTAGCCTTAGCCGCGCCACCAAATAGGCGGACAAGTTCATCTTGTGCGGCGTTGAAATCTTTGGTCTTAATGATGCCAGCATCTAATGGGACACCAAGTCTGGTAAGTGCGCCTAGATTGCCGTTGTAGGCCTTAGACAAGGCAAGCGACACACCCTCTAGGTCTTTGCCTGTGGCCGCGCTGATGTCCATTGCAAGGTTGGTCAGTTCTTGCGCCTTGCTTACATCGCCAGTGGCTCGGGCTAGGTTGGCCAGTGCCGGGCGCAACTTGGTATCGGCTACGCCAAAGGCCAGTTGTTGCGAGCCGATGTATTTCTCGGTGGCTTGGATCTGTGCATCGGTTGCGTTAGTTGTATTCTTTAAAGCCTCGGCCAGCTGCTTTTGGGATGCTTCATCCTCAACGGCTGCTTTGACTCCATCGATGCCTATCTTGACCGCATACGCGCCCGCCGCAACACCTGCTAGGGCAAATGATTTGGCCATTGCCTTGGAATACTTGCCGACTTTGCTAGAAAAAGATTTTGTGGCATTGTCTGCTTGATCCATACCACTAAGGAACTTTTGCACATCGGCAAGCAGTGAAAGTTTGAGTGTTCTAACGTCAGCCATTATGGTGTCCTTGCCCAGTTGTCCATTACTTTGTTAACAGCTGCAAACCACTTTTTCTTAATTTCTGGTTGCATTGCCTTTAGTGTTGGGAAAATCCAGTATCCAGTATTTCCGCGACCCTCTCGGGATGTGCGAGGTGGGAATCTAAATCCGCCATTAGGAAATGCGTTAGCGTTGCCAAAGGCATTGCGATCGCCACCAAACTCATTGCCAAACAATAACTGACCAGCATTTGCGCCACCTGACACGCGACCCTTGCCACCGCCTACATAAACAGTGGGTACACGATCTCGGGCTGCTCTTACAGTTTCAGCCACAATGCGTGCTTGTTTTGGATAGTAAGGGTGAGCAAATCCAGCACGTTGAATTTCTGTGGCAGTCCATGAGCTGATTGAGTAAACCTCGTTTTTCAATTCAAACTGGGCTTCTTTGTCCATTACATTTAATGCTTTAAGTAAACCCCGATAATCGGCAAGGTCTGGTCTGACTGTAATTGTGGTTCTTGTTTCAGCCATGTCCATTCCTTTCTGTTATCAGCTGCAAAGCCGTATTAATGTCTGCGAGTGACCATTGGTACAGATCCGATAAGGGTATCCCGGTAACAACTGCTATTCTGACGAGTCCGTCAGCGAGTTCTCTTTTGGGCTATCCTCGACCACCTCAAAGGTTTCAAACTCATTGGTGACCCATGCTTGCTGGTTTGGTAACTTGGTATGGCCTTGGGCCTTTGCGGCCTTGTAAAGCATACAAGTTATGACATCCAACGAGCCTTGGCTCATTTTCTCTGCCGCCTGGCTGACTGTGTAACCGAGTTCGCGTTCGATCTCAATCCACAACCAAGCGTTTTCATCACTCACTATGTAGTTGTTGCCCTGTTTTGTTGTAACTGTGTATTGCATAATGGTTGCCCTGTTCTCTCGGTTATGTTCGGGTTACTGCGCCATCCTCAACAACAAAGCTGAGGCTGGTGGTAAGTACGTCAGTGGCCGCGCCACCAACGGTTGGAAATACTGGGAATACTTTGCCAGCAAATGTGTCGCCGTTTACATCAAACGAAAATGTAAGGGCGGTATCTGGCGCGGCCAAAGCGGCATCCCATAGTGCGCTGATAATTCCAGCGGATGATGTGTCATCTAGGAATAGTTCCACATTTAGCGTGGCGGTTTTGTCTACTGTTTTGTAGGCACGACCTGCTAAAACTTCTAACACTTGCTGGTTGTTTTCCATTTCAAGTGTGACTGTGCTTGCTTGGTCAGCGTAACTCACCGAATTGATCGTGAGAGTCAACGAGCGACCAGTTATATAGGTGGCTGGCATGGTTCGCCTTTCTAGTTGGTTGTGACCATCTCGATGTTGAGTTGGCTGATAAGCATATCGGCGTTTCCGATCTGCGTGACTGTGGGTTGCGACCATCCGCCCAGCAACGAAATGTTGTTGGCTAGTAGGTCGGTTACTGAAAAAATTAAGGTCTCTAGATTTTTCAAGGCTGCTTGATTGTCAGCTGCGTTGACGATCACTGTGATGTCAAAGCGCACATTGCAACGCGCCCCACCGATTGCGCTCACGGTGATGTAAGGCGATCCCGGCACTAACACAATGGCTGGTGGGGTGATGTTCTCGTTTGGGTACGCATAAACTACTCGCCCGGCAGCTCTTAAAGTTGCGGCGAGTGTTTCGCGGTAAGTTGCTAGATCAGCCAAGGTATCCCCTGGTATCTAGGTGCTTGCCCAGTAAACCTGAAACTCGGGTCAGCATGGAACGGCCTAGGCGGTACGGTGCGGGGCTTTGAAAGTCCACACCTTGCTGGCCTAGTGTGCCAGTGCGAGTGATCCAGATGTCGCAAGCAACGGCCAATGCGGCTTCACGCACTTCTGGTGTCGTGTCGTATAGCGCGGCTTGACTAGTCAATACGGCTCGGCCATTTGGAATGATTTTGCGCTTTGTGATGTCTGCGTTTGTAATTGCAGCTTCAAAGAATGTCACGCCGTATTCATCCACGCCCTCTTTGGTCACTGTGCGTGAGCCATTAAACGGTGAGCCACAGTTGGTGACGGTCAAAGCCTGGCCGACCACAAATGTATTCTCGTAGCAATAGAATCGGGCCACATTGTTTGTCAGCGATACGGCGTTGATAGCCACATCGTCAAAGATTAGGTACGACAGGATTATGTTCTCGGCACTGTCGGCAACTGCCTGGACAATAGGGTCAGCATAGATGTCGCCAATACCTAAAACGCTTTTGAGTTCGCTTAGTGTAATCAGTGCCATTTCATCCTCCTATTGTGTAAGTGTGTGGGAGGCACAGGGCCGCACCTCCCACACTTCTAACTAACTTGATTTAGGTCAAGTTAAAGCGGCGTACGCCACCAGCAACCAAAACGCCAACGGCCAAGTAACCGTAAAGCATGGTTTCGATTTCGCCTGATGTCACAACATTTGTTGACATACGCAAGATCGGTGATTCATAGATGGCCACAGCTGACGGAGTCACAATAAATGCTGACTCGTCAATGGTTGTGCTTACCACGTTTGGATCGACATACAGATCAAGTCCAAGTACGTTGCCGCGTAGGCTTTGTGGGCCAGCAACTCCGCCATTGTTCTGTGGGTTGTATGCGTTGTAGATTGGGCGACCAGTTGTGTCGGTTGCACCCATTAGCAATGACCACTGGGATGTGCCAGCGATGTATGCACTGGCAAGTTCGCCAGTTGCTAGGTAAGCGGCAGGTGCTTGGGAGGATACGAATCCGATGATGCCATCAGAGTCAGCATCCTGTGCTGTTGCCTGTGTTCCACCTGCTGTTAGGGCTGCGATAACTGCTGAATCAGTTGCCTTGTTGTAGGCGCGTGTCATGTTGTCAACCATTGCTTGGAAGAAATCAGGGCTTGAACGCTCTAAAATTTCTACACTGTAACGCTGCATCCCAGCGAACTTGTTTACATCCAAATTGACATATGAGCTGATGATGCCAGTTTCTGACGGGCCAGCACCTTCGTTGGTGTCGGCTACTGAACCGTTGGTTGTAATTTTTGGATGGCTAATAACCATGCCTGATGCAGTGATGGCGCGTGAGCCAATCGCATCGATGGCTGGGCGTGATCCAATGGATGTGTCAATAACTTGATTCACGAACTGGGTCGGGCTAAATGCCGGGTTAGTTGAGAATGAGTCATCGGCGGCCATTACATACTGTGCTGAATCATGGTTGCCCATTTTGGCTTTGATGCTGTGTTCCAGGTATGTTGCCTGGCTGTTGATTGGGCTACGAGGCTTGACGTAGGCCACTGGTGCTGCGGCGTGAACAACCGCTGCTGCGGTCACTTCATCTGCCACTGGTGCGGTTGTTTCTTCCACTGTGATCTCCTGTGGTTGTTCCTCGGCAGGTTGTTCCGCCTCGGTGGTTTCTGGGGCGATCTCGTCATCAGCCTCTGTGGCTGCAACGCTCGCTATTTGGGCATCCTTGAATGCAGGATTGGTGACATGGGCTACGGCTTCGAGTTTGGCAGCTGATACGACCATCACGCCTTTCTCGATGGTGTATTCACCTACATTGGCCTCAATGCTAAATGCCGGGCGCAATCCCTCGGATGCTTCGACCAGTGCATCATTGCCAGCACCTGTTGGCGCGATCTTGAACGCCATTGAAATACCTGCTGGGGTGATTTCCTCTGATCCTGCAATGCCGCGACCCAATGGGCGTGTGCGGTCATGTTCCATGTTCAAAACAATTTGGCTTGGATCGATCTCGCCGAACGCGCCAAACTCAAAGCGCACTGGGCCAGCCGAGGTGTTGCCAACCTTGGCAAACGGCACAACAAGGCCTTTGATGGTTCGGGTTTCAACATTTGCGGCCAACACTTGGCCCTCAAAACTAAGTTGCATTTGCTTCATTTCCTCTCGGTGCTAAGTCCATTTCCTCACGCGCTTCATCAACATTGATGATGCCGTAGTCAAGCATTTTGCCTAGGACTTCGATCTGCTCTAGTGGGTTTCCGCGTAGGTAATCGTCAAGATCAAAGCGAACCTTTTGGCCTCTTGGCGTAACATCTACCATGGTCAAGCGTTCCTCAATGCAACTCATGAATGGGCGCAATGAGAAATCGACAAGGCTTCGGCGTTCCTGGCTTACGTTGGAGTAAGTCGCGCTGGCTGATTCGGCGTTGATGTACCAAGCAGGGATGTTGCACATTCGAGCGATTTCAGCTGCTGTGTTCAAGCGTGATTCGGTCAGCTGCATTTGCCCGGCATCGTATCCAAAGGTTGTAACATCCAACGGGCCTGATAGGTAAGCGGTTGATCGTGTGGCTCGGGCTTGCTTCCACTGGGCTAGTAGGCTTGACACCTGCTCTGGCGGTAAGTCAACGCCACTATTTTTGATTACCATTGTTGGGTTTGGCTCGCTGGCCATGCGCTGGACTGCTTCCTCTAGTTTCAGCGCGGTGGAGATAGTGCGGCCACCTCGGTTGAGAATGCCCTCGTCAATACCGCTAAACATGATCAGCGATCCCACCCCTGTGGTTGGCAACAAGCCGCCCTCAATGTAAAAGCCGTTAACGATCTCTTGGGTATTCAAATCAGTTGTAAATGTAACCCGTGTCGGATCAATTCGGCGAGCCTGTGTTGGTCGGCCATCCTCGGGGTTCACCTCTAGCACTTGCCAGAATGATCGGCCATGAAATAATAAATCCTCAACAGTCCAAGCCATAGTCACAGCTAGTGGGATGGCTGGGTCTGGCTGTTCAAGAATCTTGCGACCCTCGACCTTTGCGCCAGTCACCATGTTGTATGAGTTCAGGCCAAGTGTTGAGATTGTGCCAGCAATAATGTTGCGAGCGCGTGCGACTGCTGGCACTTGCATTGCGCTAGATCGGTCAACCCTAAAAGTATTAAACGGGGTAAAGTATGCGTCTTGGTAAAACGGAATGGCAATACCTGCACGCGCTTCAATCTGTGGTTTTTCAGTCGGTGCGCCGAGTAAAAAATCTATGA